CTGGTCGTAGCCCTCATCGACCCGCCAACGGTGGGTTTTTTCGATGCGTTCTTTAACCTTAGCGAACCGCTCCGCTTTAGTTTCTCGCGCCATCAGGCGGGTGCCCTCTCAATGGTTCGTCCTGCCGCCTGTGCTTCGGCAATGATTTTCTTCTCCCGCTCACGCAAGGTGAGGTGCTGCTCGTCCTCGGGGACGCACCGTTCCCGGTACCCCCGCCCGACCTCTATCCGCAGCCCCAGTAGTTTCTGCCGCCAATCCCACAAATCGTCCATTTCCGCACAGGAAAGGGGACCACGCAGATCCTCCACGTACTCGCGGAACTCTGCGTATGTGGCGTCAGGAGGGAGAATCAACTCGGATGGTTGGCGCTGTCTGGCATTTTGGAACCCGGTTCAACCTTGCCGGTAATACCGTGCTGGTTGAAAGGCGTCACGCGCGGTGCGCGCTCGTTGCCGATATACCGTGATCCCTCCCCTTCAAGGCGAACCTTACCCGACTGCGGGCCGTTCGACTGAGGAGGACCGTTATACAACTGGGCAGTATTCAACTTAGGGTTCGCACCCATCCCAGAAGCATTATACTTATTTGGCTTACTCATGCAGGACGCTCCATTCGTCGGCTATGTCCTAAACAGATACTCAAGGTGTCCCACGGAACGTGTGTAAACCGATGGTATCAGCATCAGGAACCTCGTTGGGTACCTGCCGTCGCCACCAATCAAACGTCCACGTATCATCCGCCTTCTGAACATACTCCGGTATGAACGCATACTTGCGCATCTGGTTAGCCAAAGCCAACGCCATCACCCGGTCGTCATACGGCGAACCAGACATCGAACCCCGGTCGTTGCGAACAAAAGTCCGCAACTCAGCCATCGTGTCCTTGCACCGCAACATCAACTCTTCGTTCTTCAACGCCATACCCAAATCGTCAATCATCAACGGTTTGGACGTACGCGTCGTTTTCCACCCAAACTCCTGAGACATCCGATTCGTTTCCTTATTCAACGAGCGCTTACGGAACAGGTTCGGATAACCCAACTGGCGTAACTGCGTAATCGTCGTCAACCCGTGGTTGTTGGACTCCACGCAACACAGAGCGTTCCCATACCAGATCCCAATGTTGTAAACCTCGTAAGCCAACTCGTCAGGCGGGATACGGCCATGCCAAATAGCAACCTGCGTGCATTCCTTTACGTCTATAACCTGAACACACGAATAGTCACCGTGCCCCAAACCCTCAGCAGTATCGACACCAAGCGCATAACCACTCCACCTCTTAGGGCGATCCCACACGGTCAGCATCGGAACTCCAAAACATTCTTTTGAAGTTCGTGAAGATAGCCTCGCTCACCCTCTCGTAGATGCACAGACATACCATCAAGAACGTCAAGATCAAATACAGGGTTCCCAGAGCGAACAAATGCCTCTTCGGCACTGGACGGATACTCCTGTGCGAGTTGCCACGGGAGCATCGACTTACATTTACCCTCATACCACGAGTCATCCCGGTCCTCAGACGCCGACCACGGGAAAAACATAGCATCGAACTTGTTGTTCCCGGTGATAGCACCAGTCCACAAATGATGAAAAAAGTTGCCTGAACCATTCGCCGTAGATAACCCGATAATCCGCCCACCAACATCAGCCACCGGCTCTATAGAAGCCCACGCTTCCTCAGGATTCGGAAGGAACGCCCATTCGTCAACCACAACCAACGAAGCCGACTCACCGCGAGCAGGATCGGATGCTGAAGGCATCGAAGTAATCTGGCTACCATTAGAAAACCCCATCTTCTGCTGATGTTCAACCAGCGACTCAGGGCCACGCTCCAACATCCACAACGGCAAATGCTTAAAGCCGTACTTCGTTTTGCGCAACAGCAGCACAGCCTCCCGCTCTGTACGCGACAAATCAATAATGTTCTGATCGTCACGAAAAAACGCGAGCCAAAACTGGTGAGCAGCGATCAACGTCGTCCACCCGATCTGACGGGCCTTCAACGTCAACGAATAACGGTTAGCACCCCACCGCTTCAAAGCCTCAGACTGAGCGTCCCTGAGATCAAACAGTATTCGACCATGAGCAGGATGAGCAATATGCCAATACTTACGTAAGAAATACGACTCATCGCGTACACACTTGCGCCACTCCGCCTCCTGTCGGAGTTCACTAACCCGACTCATCAGACCTCAATAAAAATGCACTCACCGGGGCAATCCTCCGCCGACTCAATAACCGCATCGACCTGACCATCAGGGACCGAAGCCAAAGCCTCAGCACCCTCACCCGGTATTCTCACACCCGCCTCCGCGACATAAGCCAAACCGTCCTCTTCCATGATAAACACATCGGGGGCTATCTCAGCGCACAGGCCATCTCCGGTGCATAAATCTTGGTCTATCCAAACTTTCATCCCGCAGGATGATCGGCAAGAAACTCTGCGTAAGCCTCAGGACTGTTCAAAATGATAGTAACCCCCTCCGAACCAGACGACCGCCCAAGATTCATGTTGATCGTCCCGATCAAAGTACCAACCGCGACCAACAAACCCGTGACAGCCACGACCAACTTAGTGACACGGCTCATCTAACCGAACAACGACTGTAACATCCGACCCAAACCCCAAACCAAAAAGGCGATAGACATAAACGCCACCACTATGACCGCAGGAATCTCCCACCTCACTGGCACGACTCACAAACCTCAGGGGTTTCCAAACCGCACTCCAAAGGTTCCTCATCGGAAAACGGGTCCAACGGCGGATGCTCCCCCAACGCCTCTTCACGGTCGTAATACGGAACCCACCTGCCTTCCGACAGGACATGCCCCGGCATTACTTACGCTTCTTAGCATGAGTAACCTTCTTACCGGTGCGCTTAGCAGCAGCCTTAGCAGCAGCCTTGCCCTTAGGCGTATACGGGTAATGCTTCTTACCGACTCTTGGCATTAGTCCGTCAACTTTGCGTGTCGCGCCATGTTGCTTTTGCTTTTCTGTCCGGGGTCTTTCTGATGGCCTTTCTTTGAACGTCGCTTTGGCTTCACCTTCTGGGTCTTGGGCGTGGAAACTTGCTGTTGTTTGAACCCTTTAGCCTTCCTCGCGTTCCTTGCTTCTGTCTGATGAATTTCCTCTTTTAACCCCAGACGGTTCGACAACCTTCTCGCGTAGCGCTTCCGTCCGGGGTCCAACTGTTTAGGCACTCTCCACCATCCTTAGTTCAATCACCTCAGCCTCCAAAGCGGAAGCCAACTCCTCATCTGAAAAGGCCGCAATGTCCCGCTCATCCTCCACAACAACCTTCCGGCGCGGAGTGAACTTCTCAATATACTGCAAATACAAATTCGCAGCCTTCACATCGCCATCGGAAGCCCTCTGCCAGAGCGAGTCGATCACGCTCTGAACCCGTTCCGGGTTGATGTTCAGTTCCGCAGCGCGACTATCCCATTCCTTGATGAAACGGTGGTCGCGTTTGATGCGGCGTAGCGAGTCCTCGTGCATGTCGTTCTCGGCTGCCCACTCGCGTTGCGTTCGTGGTTGCCGTTCCGGGCCGCGAAGAAGCCAGTCCAAAAAGTCCTGCCAGCGAGCAGGCATGACTTTGTTGCCTGACTCTTCGTCCCAAACCCAGCCGGTACCGCCACCATTCTGAGGCATTACTCTTTTTCCTCCCAGTTGCGTCTGATCGTTTCCATGAACCTGTCAGCGTCCTCTCGTTCCACGAACATCTCTTTGACCCGTCCGTCCTGAACGACCGCGTAGCGGCGAACCCAAAGTCCGGCTCCTAAAGCGATGGTTCGTTTCTGCACTTCTACGGTCGTGTTCATAAGTCATCACCTGTAGGCGTATGTGTCCCATTCGGTCATCTGTAAAAAACATAGCAGATATCTGTAATAACTGTGGGACAAACAGGCTTTACTACGGGAGGGAGAGGGGGTACTAAGTCTCATCCCCAGCCCCTCAGGCTGGGGATGGTACTAAGTCCCTTAGGCGCATACAGCAGCCAAAGTTATATCCACTCTGTATCGGCCCTTGGTATCTATACATAGATATAGATTGCACCGGCACCCCCCGTAGGGGGGTGGGGTGGGCCAGTCCGGCGGTCTAGCGCACGCGCAGGGGATTCCCGAAGGGAATCCGAGCCGACCAGCCGATTTGCCTCGCGCCCGCGCACAGTTCCGCAGGCATTATGCGCCCCGGAACCGGGCAGGCGGACGAGGACCGCAACCCTTCAAGTTACCCCGTAGGGGTAAA